AACACTGGTGCGCGTGCAGGCGCGTTCTACGTGAATGCGAATTTTGCGGCTTCGCATGCGGCTGCGTACTGCTCGTCGCCCCTCTGCTTTTTTGCGGAAGACCCGGTAATCGAATAAAACGAAAACGGAGCGAAGCGAAAAACGAAAACCTATCCGGGAAACCGGAATAACAAGAGTTCTTTGAAATTTTGACATACCAGGGCGTCCGAAAGGCGGCGGGGCGGAGCAATCCAACCCCGCCGTAAGGCGGGCGAATTTTTAGAGGAAAAATTGCTGTTGTATGCCGTAATGTGGTATAAAATTGTTAATTTTGCACCCCGTTACGAGGGAAACACCCGTATCCGGTTGCAGCCCTTGCAGTAGTGAGCCTTCGTGTCCGCGCGGCTGGCGGTAACGCTAACAATGGTGCGAATGCAGGCGCGTTCTACGTGAATGCGAATTATGCGGCTTCGAATGCGAATGCGAACTACTCGTCGCCCCTATACTTGCACGAATAAAAAAACAACATTGCGATAAAGGGGCTGGACCGTGCCACTTGGCAAAAGATAACTTGAATGCAGAGGATGCCAGTAAGACCACGGCATAAGCCGTTTGGTGTTGACCGTTTCCGAAGCGTGCAGAGCAGACCCAAAGACCCGACATAATGACCCCAAGACCCGATGAAAAGATACGGCTATTTGTTCGAGCGCATCTGTTCGCTTGACAACCTGCGCGTCGCCGCTTATAATGCGGCGCAAGGCAAGCGCCGGCGCGATGAAGTGCAGAAGTTTTTTGCAGACCTTGAAAACAACCTGCAAGAGATACGCACGGAATTGCTTTGCCGGACTTATAGGACTTCCCCCTATGAAGTCTTTATAAAGTATGAGCCGAAGCGGCGCGAGATTTACAAACTGCCTTTTAAGGACAGGGTCGTACAGTGGGCCATAATGCTTGTGCTTGAGCCGATATGGACACCGCAGTTTACGGCTGACACCCATGCCTGTATAAAGGGGCGTGGCATTCATTCCTTACTTAAGCAACTGCGCAAGGACTTGGCAGAGGACCCGGAGGGTACGCGCTACTGCTTCAAGCTGGATGTGCGCAAGTTTTACCCGAGCATAGACCACGACATCCTTAAAACGGTCATACGCCGTAAAATCAAAGACCCTGCGGTACTTTGGTTGCTTGACGGCATTATAGACAGTGCCCCTGGCGTTCCAATCGGCAATTATATTTCCCAATACTTCGCTAATCTATATTTGTCAGAACTTGACCACCGCATCAAAGAGGTGGCCGGGGTGCGATATTATTACCGCTATGCTGACGATATCGTGGTGCTGGCCGGCGACAAAGCGACCTTGCACGGTGTCCGTGTATTCGTAAACGACTATCTGAACACCGAGCGCAATTTGTCAATGAAAAGCAATTACCAGATTTTCCCGGTGGAAAGCCGGGGAATTGACTTTGTGGGTTATGTTACCTACCACACCCACAGCCTTGCACGCAAACACAACAAAAAAGGCTTGTGCAGGGAGGTGGCGAAGCTGAGGAAAAAGGGAGTACCCGAACCCGATATCATGTTGCGGACCGCTTCGCGTGTCGGCTTCATGGTGCATTGTAACAGCAAACATCTATTAAAAATACTTGGTATGAAAAAATTCAGTGAACTTGTTCCGGCAAAGACCGGCAACCTGACAGGTACGAAGTACCACATCGACACAATCCTGAACCGTGAAATCCACCTGACCGGCTACACGGTTGCACCGTCAAAGCACAATGCGGAGCCCTGCCTCACGCTCCAGTACGAGATTGAGGAGCCGCTAATGGAAGTAATGGGCGACGGCACGAGCCGCCCGGTAATTGACGACCAGGGCAACCCGGTTAAAAGCTGGGTGCAGCATATAACCTTTACGGGCAGCCAGGCGCTGATACGCCAGTTGGAGGGTGTGGAGATAACGGAACCGCTCAGGGCTAAAATAATCAAACAACCAATCGAACGGAATCGGTGCTTTTATAAAATCGTCGATCCGGACGATTAAAAAGCAAATAAACAATGAGCTACACAGCAACCTACACGGAAAGAAAAAAGTTTGTAAAGTATGATGAAAGCCATGTGCTGCTTTATCTGAATGAGCAGCCGGGCGAAGTTACCAACCAGGAGACCGGCGAGACCGTCCCCGGCTTTTCCTACACGGGCGACCAACCCGACGGCGGCACCCTGATTGAGGCGGCCGGTGTAACCGATGAGAACCGCCGCGGCAAGTTTGTTGCCGGCCTTATCGGCTTCCATTACGATATTGACGCGCAAATCGCCACCCTTGCCAACGGTAAGGACACACCGGAACACGCTGCGGAACTGGCACAGTTCTCCGCCTTGCGTACCCAGTGCAAGGATGAGGTGGACGAACTTCTGGCACGAACCCTCTAACCTGTTCCGGCTATGGCACGAACAATAGAGGACATAAAGAACGGCATGACCGCTGAATGGATAAGACAGCCGGCGGTCATGTCTGCCTACGGGCTTGACGGTAAAAAGACTTTCAAGGACTGTTTCAGCGCGGCCAGTCTTGAAAACATCCTGTTCTATGTTTTTGCCTTTGCCGTGTGGTCGCTTGAGTCATTGTTTGATATGCACCGCCAGGAGGTGGAACAACTCATTGAGGGACTGGAACCCCACACCCTGCGCTGGTATGTCGCAAAGACAAAAGCCTATATGCAGGGCTGCAAACTTGTAGCCGACAGCGACTATTACGACACAAGCGCAATGTCCCCCACGGATATAGAAACCGCCAAGGTGGTTAAATATGCCGTTGCCACAGAAAGCAATACCGTTGTATATATCAAGGTTGCCCGGCAGGATGCCGACGGAAACCCTGCAAAACTGACCGACACGCAGCTTGCCGGGCTTCGTTCCTATCTGGACGAAATCAAGGATGCCGGTGTTTCCGTACAGGTACGTAATGAGCCGGCGGACGACATGAGGATAGCCCTTGTTATTTACTACGACCCAACGCTGTTGAGCGTGGACGGAAACGGTGCGGGCATTCTTTCCGACGGTTCCGAGCCGGTGCGTGAAACCGTGCAGTCGGTCATTACCGGCTTGCCGTTTAACGGCGTATTCCGTAAAAGCGACCTTATGGCAGCCCTGCAAGCCCTTCCGTGTGTGGAGGTGGCAGACATAGCCGAGGTGAAAGTCAAACCCCACAATTCGCAGGAATGGCAGACCGTCAGCGGCTTTAACAGGCCTTACAGCGGCTATTACAGCATCAACAGCCTTACCGTGGACTATCAACCTTATAAAACCGTTGAATGATGTTTGAAATAGACTTTAAGCGACTTGTCGCCCTTCTGCTCCCCATGTCGTTGCGCCGTCCCCTTATCTTCGGGGTACTGCGTGCCGGTGTCAGTGGAGTGGAACGGGTTTACAAGGACTTCATGGCGGTGCGTAAGGAGCATAATTTCCGTTTGACGCATAACGGGCAAGTCTGTTATTTGCGCGGTGCGTTAAATTATTGTTTCGGTCCCGGTTTCAAAATCGGCAGCATCAAGCAGGAGGGTGAGTGGTTGTATGCCGTTACAGAAGCCGGGGAAAACATCATACTGGCAGTTACCGAGGAGGGAAAGGGAGTGCCGGTGTTATACAGTGAGCAGATGCTTAACGCAGCTCAAAATGATTTTGTGGTATTTGTTCCGGGTATCTATTGGGTGCGTCTGGAAGAAATAAAGGCAATGGTGGACAGATATAAACTCGTGACCAAGCGTGCGCATTACATTAAGACCAACAGCCAGTATTCCGTTGATCAGGGCTTGGAGGTTGTGACGACCTGGTCCCCTAATGTGTTTAACCAATTAACAGCAACAAAACAATGAATACCGCAAGTTATACAAGTACGACAACGGCCACCGGTGGAGTTGGCAAATATCCGCTTTCTACCGAAACGCTTGACTTTATCCAGTCACAAATAAAACTGCTTGAATGTCTGGCCGGCATAGGCGGTAAAAACTACATCTTGCAGACAGAGACCTGCGGAGTTGTTGTCATTACCCAGAAGAACGGCACCCCGGAGGTGCTGGAACTGATGCAGAAGCCGGCATTTTCACAGTCTGTGAAATATGTTACGGTCATAACCGAAACCGAGGACATCAAGGCGGACGACGAGAAGTATCTTGAGGCACGCACATACCGCCGGGCACAGTTCACCACGGCAAAGGGCGCGGAAAGCTACGACATCAACAGTTTTGCCAATGTGTCAGGAAAAACGCTTGTGGCGTTCCCAAGCAATGCCCTTTTGGCGGAGCAGATAAAAAACCTTCCTGCCACCGTCCTGGAGTACCTCAAAGACACTTTGGCGCAGAAACTCACAAGCAAGCCCATGAAAGGAGTAACCAAAGAACAGATTAACGGACTGCGTACTGCCTGCGTTTTGTCCTGTTCCGATAGTGTGGCCCTGTTCGGGGCAACGGATTATACGCTCATAGTGACAGAGCAGGGAAGCAAAAATGTACGTCAGGAACTGATACAGGGAAGCAACAGCCGTTATGTGCGTACAGGCGACCGCACCACTTGGGGCGCTTGGGAGCATCAAACGGAAACGGCCATGCACCTGGATGTTAAGATAGTCGGCACAACGGTTTATGTGCGTCACGGGGCTATTGGCGAGGACTGCTCCCTTGTGTTGCTTCGCAAGAAGAAGCGCAGCGCATGGCGTGCCACCGGCGGTCCAAAGGCATACAGCCAGAACAAGGGAATCCGCAAGAAGAGAGCCGCCAAAACGCAGTATGTGCATTTTAAGGGCATACGCTTAAGCAAGGGAACACCGGGGAAATGGTATGTGCCTAAATGTATCGGAGTGGCAGACGAGGCGGCAGACAGGGAACTGGTAGGCAAAGAACTTCCTGGTCTGTGCGCCTCATTGTTCTATGTTTCCGGGGACGGAGTTTTCCGCATCCAAGGGGTGCGCAAAAAAATAGTGCTGAAAGGCACAGCGAGCACCAAGGGCACGCAACATTCCGGCTATGCTTCCATCGGCTTGCAGATAGCCCGTCTTAACAATACGGGCGGCAAGGACAGTGGCGGCGAAATCGTACGCATGAGGTACCGGATACGCCAGTATGTAACGGTATATAAAAGTATTGCAGGAGGGAAAAAACATCCTGTTGCGTGGGGCTTCAAACGTTCTTTTTCCATGGAATGACAATAAACGTAAGGACATAAAAAAAGTGGGGTGCAATACCTCACTTTTAAGTCCCTGCGGTCGAAACACTATGTACGCTCATCAAGGTAGTAATAAATTTTTTGCTACCGGCCCATTTAGCACTTTTCGGAAGCAATTCGCCTCGCGGGACTAAACGGGAAGCAAAGGGACGGGTCCAAATCTCGCTGTTCCCCCTTTCTCAAATTGGGGTTGCGGGGAACTTGAGCAAGCATTTTTCGGAAAGTCCCTGCGGTCATAGGGACTTGAACGTCGCCGAAGCTAACAAACAGGTCTTTTAACGAAAATTCTAAACGGTGCATAACGGGCTACAAACGGACTTTTACTGGCGTTCTAACAGATAGCGCAAAATTACAACAATTTTTTCAAACGACAAAGAAAACGAGGCAATTATGCTGAATGAGTAGGATTTATAAGAGTGCGCCGCTCCCTTTTATGGGACAAAAGCGGTATTTTGTCCGGGCATTCTCAGAAATGCTTGGAAGTGTGGAGGGTAAAATTGACACGGTGGTGGATTTGTTCGGTGGCAGCGGCTTACTGAGCCACACCGCCAAAAGGAAACTGCCCAGGTGCAGGGTCGTGTATAATGACTTTGACGGCTATACGCAGCGGCTTGCTCATGTGGAGCAGACCAATGAAATTTTGATGCTGATTAAAGACCGTTTAACCGGTGTTCAACCGAATGCCCGGTTAAGCGAGGCGCAGCGTGCTGATGTTCTGGAGATAGTGGAACGGTATGCGGCCGCCGGCTATGTGGATATAATGACCATTGGGAGGTCGGTGCTTTTCAGCGGCAAATGGGTCAAGACCATGGAGGAACTGCGCAAACATACGATGTATAACCGTGTGAAGCCTGGCGGTTACGACTGTGCCGGGTATCTTGACGGTTTGGAAGTGGTCAGCATGGATTACCGGAAACTATTTGCCTTGCATAAGGGCAACAGCCGTGCACTGTTCCTGCTGGATCCGCCGTACTTGACTACCGAAGTGGGGCAATATGAGAACTACTGGAGGCTTACCGATTATTTGGATGTGCTGAAACTTACAAAGGGAACGAAGTATGTTTATTTCACTTCCGACAAGTCGCAGATAACGGAACTATGCCAGTGGTTGACCTGTGAGTATGGAGCGGCAGCACCACTTTACGGCGCACAGGCGCAGGTGAGAACCAACACCCTTAACTACCAAGCAAAATTTAATGATATGATGATAACGAAGCTCTAACCTCATTCCATAGGCACGGGGACAATAAAAGCCCCCGGCTTGTTTGCAGAATCCTACCTCATACAAACGCAATACGCCGATAACGCGCAGCCGGGGGCAAAATGCCTTCCAGCGCGTTTCGGCGTATTTTAATATATGAGGTAGGAGTTGCAAAGGTACAACAAAAATGCTGAATGACAATCTATGAGCTGTTAAAATTAATGGGTGAGCCATTGGAAAGGCTTACAAATGCCGGTATGAAAGCCGGGGACTATAAGTATATTGCACTTTATGAAGATTTCCGGAAAGCCCGGAAAACGGGCGAAAAGGTGGGTTATATTGTGGCAGTTCTGGCAGACCGTTACAAGGTGAGCGAGAGGACTGTTTACGATGTAGTCAAGCGGTTTGGCCAGAACTGCAAACCCTTTTCAGTGTGATATGGTGCAAAACTTTGTGTAAGGCCCAGAAACGGCCTAATTTTGCGCCCACGAATGGAAAATAAGTATTATTACATTTTAGACAAGATATTGCGCTGTGGCAAGAAACAGAGCAATAAAAAGGGCGATATTATTTACCTGCTCAATGAGCAGCTTTGCTTGTCGCCTTCTGACCTCTTAAACATCTTTGAGGGTCATAACATAGCACGCAAGAAGTTGCGCAGTGAATTAAGCCTGTTTATGCAGGGAGAAATAGACTTGGGTAAATACAGAGAAGCCGGGATAAACTGGTGGGATTATTGCGGGCAAATGCTTATAAACAGTTATCCGACCTACTTTGAGAAGTTGCCGGCTTTAATTGCCCAAATCAACAGGGAGAAGCGGAACAGCAAAAATTATGTGCTGTTCTTGGGCTCAACAGGAGCAGAAACCAATCAAGCTCCTTGTTTGAGCCTTATTCAGTTCCAAATTGAAGACGGCGAATTGGTTTTGTCAGCCTATCAAAGAAGCAGCGATGCAAATTTGGGTTTACCTGCTGACATTTACCATTTGTATTTGATAACGCGACAAATTGAACTGCCTTTGAAGTCTATAACGCTGAACCTTGGAAACGTCCACATTTATGCGAACAACGCCGAGAAAACGCGTGAACTTCTGGCAGGAAATGAAGCCGTGAAATTTGAATTGAACGTGTAAAACACGACTAAAACACACCTAATTTAACCTATACAAAGGTACAAAATAATGTTGAACTGACCAAAAGAAAAGGCTCGAAAATGACGCTGATTATTAGCTTTTTGAAAGGCTTTTAATCAGCGTTTAATTTGTTCTTAAAACTCCAATTCTTTCCAATCTTTCAAACATTGGAAAGAATTGCAAAGCCCGAAAATGAGCAGAGAAAAAGTAAGCGAAAAAAGAGAAGTTTTGCTCGTTTCGTTTTCAGATTTTGCACATTTCGTTTTTGCGATTATACTACTACAACTCATCAGCCGGTCGTGCAGAAACTTCTCGACATGATCGCAGAAAAAGGCTGGCAGGACAAGTTCCAGC